GAGCTACTTGATAACTTTCCAAAGTGTTTTTATTATTCTTAATACCGGTCTGGTAATTACTAGATCCTTCAATTACAAATCGTACTGAATATGGATTGTTTTCATCATATGCTTCTTCTCTACGAACTTCATATGCTGATAAAGGAGTGGCATTGATAATTCCAATCTCATCTTCAATATCCAATGCCAGAAACATGTCACCATATTTAACAGTGTTACGAATCCATGGCCATAAGTTATATTCGATATTTAAAACATCATAAAATAGATTGTAAAGAATTTTTCGAATCTTATCATTACTTGTTTTAATTGTAAGTAAATCTCCTTCTGGATTTCTTACTGTACATTCATCTGCATAGATATCTAATGCCGAAGAAATAATCGGATCTAAATCCATTGCCTCATAATCACCAAACAATTCTAGTTTAGATGCATAGAAATTGTACGATTGATTATATACACCGGAAATATATGCTCGGGTCGAATGTACGCCGGCATACCGATCAATATATCGAGTTTGTGTAGGATTGCCTTGAGATTGTAACCGATTAGTATCAAGTACTTTTAAATTTTTGCCTACGCGGCGAACTACGACTTGATTAGAAAATAACCGTTTAAGCCTAGCCTGTAATGAAGTATCTGCCATACTGCTGTTTATTTCATATAATTATAACAACCAACGTAAATCGTGGTTTTGTCCGTTGGTACCTTTAACTTCCCAAGTATTATTTTGGAATCCACCAACCTTAACAACAGCGTTTGAAGATTTTCCGATATGTGACAATGATCTCATTGTTAAATCAACTCCTTGCTGTCGTAGTTTCAATGCAGTATCACGTACCCAAAGGCCAATTGCCATGGACATTATCAAATCGTCATTGTAACCTCTTTGGGCCTCAGCTCTTTGACCATTCCATATAAACACATACATTTCTTCAATAGTTCTGCGACTATGAATAATAGGAGACTTCTCTCTGAAATATGTTTCTATTTTTGAAACCATTAATGGTCTAGTACGAGCACTTGTCGTAAAGCCTGGCACCATTTGCGATTTATCTTTCAAATCATAATTTTTACGTAGATGAATTGTTTCATCGACATATCCATCTTGCTTGTAACTGTAGTATAAATTATTGTAACCTCTATCCAATGCAACTTGAATTACAGCCCAACCAATATTGGCATTTTCAATTGCTAGCAATGCATTGTTATATTCTGTAGCAATTGATATTAACATATGACCGTAATCAGTTGTACCAAGTTTACCTTTATATTCTGCTACTTGCCGCATAGATTCCACATCAAAAACGTGAAATGCGGAATGGTCACCACCATCGCCTCGAGAAACGTCAGCACATACCAAATATGATTTTTGATAATCCGGATACTCCCATATCCATAAATTGCTATCAAATCCTCGTTTCTCTATCGGATCTTGTACATAGGTCTCTTCATACCACTGAATAACGCTACCATCAATAACAGTATGACCAGATGAAATAAAATCGCAATCACATTCCTGCGCTGCCATTTTTTCGCCTAACAATTCAGTTTGAAGATCTCTCCATGTTTGATCTCTATCCGGATGCAATGTCCAATGTAAACGAATTGGATGAAACTCCCCTCCTGACATAGCATCTGACCAAGTCTTATGGAAGAAGTTACCGGTACCGTTAGGAGTACTTAAAACAATTGCTCCACCCCCAGTTGCTAAGGTTTGCTGAGCAGATGCCCATAACTCATCAATATTACGTATAAATGCTGCCTCGTCAATAATCAATAGTGACAATGCTTCAGAACGACCGGATGTACCCGAACTTGACACAGCTTTGATTTGTGAACCGTTCTTGAACCGCAATGATAATTTATTATCTGTTTCTGTTTTACTTTGTAACCAACTAGGTAAGTATTCATGCATTACCTGTACCTTAGTTACCAAGTTCTTGGCTACTTCTTGTGTAGTCGCAATTACCAAGATATTGAAGTCATTCTTAAATAACATGCTCCATAAAGCATATCCTGCCGATAAAGTAGAAATACCCATCTGACGTGATTTAAGAATTACATTGAATCGATGTTCGGAAATCTCTTGCAATGTTTGGGCTTGGAATGGATAAAGATGAAAATAGATTTTACCTTTTTTCGGGTGCTGAATTTTACAGTACTTTCTCATGAAATGTACCGGGTCTTGAGCACATCTCAACCATTCTTCACGTATTACATCTTTAAGATTCTTTTGTGCCATTAGATAACGACTTTAATGTATCTTCTTTGAATTTAATATAGTCTTCATCAATCTTTTGCAAGAATTGATCTCTATCAGATTGATTCCATGTTTCAATTTGACCATCGCCATTAACAAATTGTAATTGCTCTTTTGAAAATATTTCACGAAGTTGTTCAACTTCTTTATCTGCATCTTTAAACCATGCTTCAGCATTACGACGCATTAAGTCTTTAGCATATTCATCAAAGGTGCCATTAATTCTATGTTGATGTTCCATGTCAATGACACAGTCAAAACACATTTTATGCACATGCCACATTTTCTTGTCTAAACGTTTGGTCATTTCCAAACTACATTTTGGACATGTTTTAGGCATTTCCATCTCTTTGATAGCTGCCCGGGCTGTTTCTAATTTACCAACCTTAACACGATAACCATTTCGCTGTTCCCATATAGTTTCAATACCTGCCTTGTTCACTTCAGTCCAACGTTCTCCTACCTCTCTACGTTTGTTTCGAGTTGCAGTGGATTCGGAATCAGTAAATCCGACAGTCTTTTTAGTTTGCCACTTATGAGTGCCATCAAGTAGCTGTTGCACAGCTTTACATTTTGTAATTTTGACATAACCGTTTCGAGTTTTATTATTTACTAGCGCGGAAGTTGCTAATTATTTGCGGAATCTTTCTAGCAGGAACACCAACCATAGAAGCAAACTTCATGATAGCTTGAGCCTTTTCAATATCATTGTTAAGATATGACAACATTTTATCTAAACCACGACGATTCAATTGAGTGAAAATACGTTCTACTTTTGAACGCTGAGATCCTAGACCTTTTAGTTGAGGCTCAACAGGTCCTTCTCTATCTGCTTCAGCTGCGGCCGCATTGTTGATAGGCATAGGACCTTCTTTCAATGCATTGGCAACTTCTTGAGCAATGATTGCACGTAGTTGCTGTTCCATTAATTGCTTCTTAGTCATTTTAATATCTTTCTAATAAATATGCATCAACGTGCATATCGGGTGATTCCTAACAATTGGTTAATCGGTGCAAAGGCTCCGGTTAGTTTATATGTGTTACCTTTATAAACAAATACTATGCCTTCAGATGGTACTATTTTATCAAATCCGCCGGCGGCTTTTACTCGATCTAATTGCACTTTCATTTTCTGTAATGTGGCAATATCATCGCTATTTTTAATATCGCGAATCGTTTGGGCAATATCCTTACGTAAATCTTTTACCGTAGTATCTGGACTCATAGATAAGAAATTTTCAGCATTAGATAATACCTCTGCTCCTAAATTCAAAAACAATTCTTCAAATGGCTTACTAGCAATTTTAGATAGTTTTGCTACTTCATTTTTATCAAAGTCCACAACGGCCTTTAACAATGCCTCATCAGGTATATTGGTCTTTACTAATCTAAATGATTTGTCTCCATTAGCCCAACGATTAATTAGTTGACCTCGAAGATTTTCATCTAGTTCTGGGAACACTTCGTCTATCTTACGCTTCCACCATTCATCATACCAATTGCCTAATGTATTACTTCCACTTAATTTGTATTGTTTTTGCAATTCATTGACACGACTGATAAATGTATTAAGTTTAGCATCAAAATCAACTGGCTTGTTAAATTTAATAACTTGAGGCGGAATAATTTTGAAATTCTTTTGTGTAGATGCATTTACATCAGCAATCATTTTTTGCAACTTACCAGCATATTCTGGAATACTTCTTACTAGTTTAGCACTGTCATCATATTCTGAAATGCCGTGGAATTGTAAATAAGCGGCCGGCCCATAGTTAATAACATTTTTTGTAGCTGGATAAATGATTTCCAAATTCAAAAAGTTTCTTCCATTTTGGAACATCTTTTCTAAT